GGCCTCGACTACGCGCGCCACGTGCACGCGCAGTCGGCGCCGCCACCAGGCCGCGTCCTGTGCCCGCTTGATGGCGGGCTCGCCCTGGATGGGCTTGTCTTCCACGATGCCCACGCAGCGGATCAGCATGCGGATGCTGTCCACGCGCTCGGCCAGGCCCAGGGCCTGGCTCTGGCACAGGGCGTCCAGCTCGTCGGCCTCGGCCGCCAGCTTCTTGGCCATGTCGCAGATTTCGTAGTCCTGCAGGTTCCACAGGGTGGCGGCGCCGAAGCGGTCCTCGTGGCCGGCCAGGGCCTGCATCAGGTCCCAGGCCTGCGCCCACTCGGGCGGCTGCGCCAGCCATTCCTGGGCCGTCAGCGCGGCGGCGACGATGGGCGGCGTGTCGCGCTCGAAGCGCGAGCGAATGGCGGCCTGCCAGGTCGCCGGCGCGCAGCGGATGACGCGCTCCATGTGCTTGGCCGCCTTGTGCAGCGTGGGCTTGTTCTTCTCCCACTCGGACAGGCTGCCGTTGGGAAGGACGCGCGGGATGGTCGCCACGGTGCTACACCCTCGCGGCCAGGGCCGTCACGCCGCGCAGGTGGTGGCGGCCATCGCGGATCACCGCCTTGACCGCCTGCTGCTCGGGCTCGGGGAACTCATGCCAGTGGCGGCTGGCCAGCGTGTCCAGGTCGGCCACGTCCACGCCGACGCCGGCCACCATCAGCAGCACCATGCGCCACTGCATGGGCAACTTGCGCCACTCGGCCGCGGCGGCATCGACGAAACGGCCTTTGCTGCTGATCTGCACGAACTCGTCGCGCAGCACCATCAGACGCTGCAGCACTTCGCCGCTGGCAGGCGCTGGCGCCTTGGCGGGGGCCTGGGCCACCACTTCCTCGCTGGCGCTCATGCCGGCGCCGCCCCGTTGTTACCATGCGTTGCTTGCAGTACCGCTAGAGCCTTGGCGACATAGCGCAAGGCTGCGCGCAGCTGCGCCACATCAGCATCGGACAGGAGGGAACTTTGACCACCAAGCTCATCAAGGACGTAGAGCCGCTGACCATGGACAGCCAAATACTGGCGGCCATCGAAGAAAACACCCACCCGGACCTGGGCGGGACCGTCATGGTCATTGGGGTGCGGAATGGCGCCGGGCAGCTGTACCGCACGGCCAAGGTCGCCGGCCTGGCCAGCTTCATGGGCGTGGTCGGCGCCCTGCAGGACTTGGGCCTGACTGACGAGCTGGAGCACGAAACCGGCATGCGCGAAGGCTGCGACGCCATCTTCAGTGCCACCGAGTAGCTGCGCCGATGGCTGGTGTGCATGGGCGCTCATGCGGCACCTCCTTTGAGCTTGCGCAGGCCGCAGCCGCAGGCGTTGCAGCCCAGGCGCTCCAGCACGTCGAAAGCGCGCTCCCAGGCCTGTTTCAAGTTGGCCGCCAACACGGGTTGCAGACGCAAACCGGCTGCAGTGCGGTAGGTCATGACGTAGCAATTCACAGCTTTCCTCGGTTTTTGGGCAAAAAAAGTCCCTGCCGGGCGCGGCGCGCCTTGCAAAAAGTGGGTTCGGGTGGGTGATGGGTGCCGCTGGCTTTCAGCGGCTGGCGGTCAAGTCGTGTCGGCCGCCTTGGCGCTGCCGGCAAACAGGTCGCCGGTTATGGGTGTGGTGAATTGCGCTTCGTGCTGGGCCTCGCCGGCGTTGTCCAGCACCACGCGCACCATGTCGCGCCGCACGTGGCTGGACAGGGGCAGATTGACGGCGGGGTCGGGCGTGGCCGATGGGCTCAAGGTGCGGACCACCTCGGCCATCACGACGTAGGTGTGGCCGCACTCCACATTGCTGCACGCATAGATGGATTCGCGCATCGTGTCGCTGACCATCCGGCTGGTGCGAATCTCGGACGATGCTCGGCAGTGCGGGCACGCCCAGCGCGTGCCCTCGTAGCGCAGCTGCCGCCCCTGGTGGCTGGCGCGCGGGCGCGGCGGCTTGGCCATGGCCAGCGCCTGCACTTCGGCTTTGCTGTTCATCATCGTCATCCCCTCGACGCCGTTTTTTCGTTCGTGCCGCTTTTGAGCGGCTATTTGCTGCTGATTGCTGCCGGGTGGTCAGTGGCCAGCGGCCCGGTCCTGCAGGTAAGCCTCCAGGCCACGCAGGTACATGCGCTTGACGAACACGCTCGTGGGCCGCTCGTCTTCATCCGCCAGCTGGCGCGCCTGCTCGAACTCGGCAGGCTTGAGACGCAGGCCCACCAGCTGCGGCCGGCGGCTGGGTTGCTTGGGCGTGGGCTCGTCCAGGCGGCCGGCCTTGCGGTTCTTTGCCACCAGGGCCTGCAGGAGGCCGGTGGGTTGGGTCGTTGCTGCTGCTGTCATGGTGGTCCTTCGTGCCCGGTTGTGGGCTTGTCATCGGGGTTGGGGTGGCGGTTGTCCACCACCAGGCGGGGGCCGGGCCGGATGCCCGTCATGCCGTAGACGCTGCGATCGAGCTGGGCGCTAATTAGCCGCTCGATCACTGCCGTGGTGCTGGGCATGCGCCATGCCTGGCGCAGCTGCTCCAGCTTGCGCTCCAGCTCGGCGGATACCTCCACCAGGTGCTCTTGGGTTTGCATCGGGCATGGCCTGCTGGCGCTGGTCAGCAAATAGCGGCGCCGCCGACTGCGGCCGTTGCGGGCGGGTTGCCAAGGCCCAGCTTCTGCAGTTCTGTCTCAGCAGCCATGAGGGTCATGGTCTGAATCAGCGTGGCCTTCTGCACGCCCAGACGGTCGGCCAAGACGGTGATCAGCTGATCGTCCGCGCGCTTGAAGCGCACGGTGTGGCGAACGTCTTTGCGTTGTTCCTTGTTGTCGTATGCCATGTGCGTACCTCCCGCCGAAAACGGCGCGTGTAACATGCGGTTATCCGGTGTATGTCGTAATGCGCCGCACTATTGCACGGAATTCCGTGCCAGTCAAGTAATGAGCACGGAATACCGTACATCTTTAAGCGAGCGCCTGCGCGCCGAGCGTGATCGGCTGGGGCTGTCCCAGCCGGACATGGCCGCTCTTGGGAGCGCCAAGCCGCGTACCTACCAGGACTGGGAGCGAGGGGTCGCTGCCGTCAGCACGGAATTCCTGTCCGCCGTGGCTGACAGCGGACTCGATGTTCAGTACGTCGTCACCGGGCGCCGCTCCCCGCCACGTCTATCCGGTGCTGCGCCAGCGCCCGAGCCGCATGACGACAAAGACGCGGTGCGCGTGCCGCTGTACAGCGCCACCGGCAGCATGGGCCCCGGCAACGATCTCCTCCCCGACGATGTGATCGTCGGGGAGGTGCCGGTATCGCGGCGCTGGCTGGCCTTGCATCTGCCGCGAACGCGTCCGGCAGCGCTGCGCCTGGTGCATGCGTGCGGCGACAGCATGGCGGGCACGCTGGACTCGGGCGACCTGGCCCTGGTGGATACAGATGTGCGCGTGGCCGACGTGAGCGGGGTCTATGTGCTGCAGGCCGGTGCTCAGTTGTTCATTAAGCGTATGACCCGGCGCATGGATGGGCGGTGGGAGGTGTCTAGCGACAACCCCAGCGTACGCACGGTGGAGGTGCTCGACGGTTCGCAAGAGGTGGAAATCTGCGGGCGGGTGGTGTACGGGTGGAACGGGCGGCGGTTCTAGCCACCGTTCTGCAGTTCAACAAACACAACGACTATCCTTTAAGTACCTCAAGGGCCTTGTGTGGTTGATGTGGTTTCGCTTGCAGTCCGCAGCGCCATGATGGCGAGCATCAAGGGCAAAAATACAAAGCCTGAAATGCTGGTGCGCAAGGCCCTGTTTAGGGCGGGCTACCGGTTTCGCATGCACCGCAAGGACCTCCCCGGCAATCCCGACATCGTGCTGCCCGGCCGCAGGGTGGCCATCTTTGTACATGGATGCTTCTGGCATTCGCACCAGGGGTGCAGGCTGGCAAAGCTGCCAGCCACACGGCCCGACTTCTGGCGCGAAAAGCTGGGCCACAATGTGGCGCGCGATGAGGCTGCAGTGAGCGCACTGCGCCTTCAGGGCTGGCGCGTGTTGGTGGTCTGGGAATGCTTCATACGGCAACAGCGGGAGCTGGCAGCCCTTGCTGCCGCCTTATCAGACTGGATAGGACAAGGCGCAGAGGCGGGTGAACTGGCGGCACCCGCCGTCAAGGCTGCCCTGTCTGAGTGAGTGCTATTCGTCTGCTGGCAGGGTGATCCGTATTTCGGCCGGCTCAAAGTCAAAGTAATCCGGCTCGAACGAGAGCGAGTCCACATTCACCCCCGCGGGCACATTGGCGAGCGACTCCATTACCGCCTGCAGGCGCGCCTTCACGTCGCGGGCCACACGCATCTGCGCCACCTCTTCAGTCACGTTGTACAGCCGGTAGATGTCGTAAGGCACCCCGCTGCCCAGTGCGTGGCGCACTTCAGCAGTGGAAAGGTACAGCCGAGTGGAGAACGGGCCCGATGTGCTCTTTGCGTCAGCGTGGCGCAGTTCGCCGCTGGCCATGGTCAGGCTGAAGTCGTAGGGGGATATGGCGTTTATCTGCGATGTCCACTCGTGCGATGCAACGCCGTGCGGCGCGACTGATTCCAGGTAGTGCTTCAGCAGTTCCTCGCCCAGCTGCCCGTTTCTGGCTGCGGCCTCCTTGGTGAACTTGAAGGCCTCCGGGCTGAGACCCTGGCGGGGCAGCAACCTGTTGACATGGGCAATGGCCTCTGCGTCCCCGCTGCCAATCTCTTCAAGCAGGACTGGGTCCAGCCAGTTGCGGATGGGGTGCTGGGCAGGGGGTTGAGCCTCTTCAATGGCTGCCTGCAGTTCATCCTCCGCCAGTGCGACCATCGAATCATCTGCGCTGGGCAGCTTCTTGCTGAATACCTTGTGCAGCTCGGCATCGTGGGGATTTCCTGCCGCCACCAGCACCACCTTCACAGAGTCGGGCAGTGCGTCGCCACCAAACTCCATCACGGCAAAGTCGCCTTCCCTGAAGTGGCCGTACCGGTTGGGCTCTTCCTCGGGGTCATGCACCAGCTCGCCATTCAACCGCAGGTTTTTGGCGTCTATCTTCACCTTGCGCGCAAGCGAATGGGCTGGCGCCAAACCCGGGCCAAAGAACACCAGGTCCACGTGTGCCGCCTTCTTTGGCAGCGGCTCCAGCAGGCTCTTAAGTGCCGGGAAGAAGCCCTCGCCCTGCATCACTTTGGCATCAAGGTTGAAGCCCTTCTGCTTGGACCTTGGGTGACTGTTGAAGTGGGTCTTAAAGAACGAGAGGTCAGTGCTCTTGAGCTTCTTGAGTGCCAGTTTTCGCAACATTGTTCTCCACGATCAGACCGAAAAGATGGGACGCGATGGCCTTGGCCAGCAGTGCGGGCACGGCGTTGCCAATCTGCTTGAAGGCAGGGTTCATAGAGCCAGACAGCACAAAACCGTCGGGGAAGGACTGCAACCGAGCAGCCTCGCGCACGGATATCGTGCGCGCTTGGTCGCTGTCGTAGTGGATGTGCGAGTACCCGTCCTTGCCCAGGTGGGCCATCAGCGTGCGGGCAGGTGCGTCCGCCTCCATCTTGCGCCACTTATTCGGGAACTTGGCGGCATCGTAGGGAGGCACGGTGGCATTCCAGATCTCCTGGTATTCCTTCGACTTTTCGCCCAGAGGCTTGCCGGTCTTGGCTCGGCGCTCGGCAATGCGCTCCTCGAACAACGCTACGGCATGAGCGTGCGCTTCTGGGTACTGATCACCGGGGTTCATGCGCTGAAAGATCGCGTAGTCGCGCGGCAGGTACCTGATTACATGGTCCTTGATGCCTTCGTCATTCTCGAAGCCCGGCCACGACCGCATGGCCCTTGCATAGGCATTAAGGTGGGTCTTCGGATAAGGCACCACCGTGTCAAACCGCCGGGCACCCTTCCTGAGCTTGCCTTCAAGGTGGGCGGTGATGGCCGGCAGGTCCTTCAGCGCGTCGTGGGCTGTCACTGCGGGCAGGCATTGCACCTTGTCAGCCTTGGGCGGTTCGATGAAGAACGTGTCTTCATCAAACATGCCCCGTTTGACCGTCTGGAGTGCCACTTGCCTAGTGCCTTCATAGCCCTTGGGCATGTCGATCCAGTGCGTCGGCGCAGGAAAGCTTATGCGATCCGCAGCACACGCGGCCACCGCCACCAGGAACATCCGCTCACGCATCTGGGGCACGCCGTAGTACACAGAATTGAGTAGTGTGTACCCGCAGCGGTAGCCCATATCGGTGAGCAGTTCGCAGGTTTCCTCTGCGACGTTATGTCCACCGTAGTTCAGCACATCTGGCACATTCTCCATGAGGATAGCCAGCGGCTTGAGCTTGTTGACGTAGTGCAGGTATCGCAGATACAGATTGCCGCGCGGGTCCTTTAAAAAAGCTTCCGGATGGTCAGCCACCTCGCGCAGCTTTGCCCGTCCCACCCTGGCAAATGCCTGGCAGGGCGGCCCGCCCACGATAACGTCCACATGGTGTTCAGCAGGACCTGCATACCCGAAGGACCGGAGCAGATCTTCCGGCTCGATGGCCGTGATGTCCTTGGCCTTGGCATGAACTTCAAAAAGCTCGTGGGGCAGGTCCGACAGGAAATTGATCGCATGTGACCGCGCTGCATCAGGATCAAACTCGACGGCACCAATGGTCTTGAAGCCCGCAGCATCAAACCCCAGGGACAAGCCGCCGCATCCGGCAAAAAGATCCAGCGTGCGAGGCGCGTTGCCGGCCAGTATCCGCGCATGTTTCATCCTGGCAAGCGCATCAGGAATCGGTGTGAAGTTGTGTTCGCTCATGTCGCTTCTACAGTTCAGTGAAGGCCAGGTATTTTTTTGCCGTCTAGATGCAGGGCAGCAAAAAACGACCACTTACGGTCGCATGCTGTACTCGACGGTTGAAAAGATATCGCCGAGAGTTTACTGGGAATTTAAACAGCGCTCACATCATGCAGCCAAGGCGGCTTGACACGCATCAGGCGGGCTTGCGCTCCATCTCCATCCGCGTGGTCAGGCCGTTGTCATCCAGTCTGTGCTCCACCGTCTTGCACAGCCAGTCGGTGCCGTCGATCTCCGGCTTGAAACCGCGCACGTTCACGGGCGTCTGCACCATCAGCGCCGGCTGGCCGATGGCCAGGGTGAACTCCAGCGTGGCGGCGCCGCGCTCGATGCGGCCCAGCTCGGCCTCGGCGGCGGCCATGGCGTCGTCTTCGGTGGCGTAGCTGTCGCGCAGGGTTTTCAGGTTGTCCTCGGTGCCTGCGATGGCGCCTTTCTTTTCGGCCGCGCCAGGGTCATGCCACAGGGCGCGCACGCCGGTGTAGCTGTCGCGTGCGGCGGCGTGGTAGCGGTGGCGGTCGCCGGCGGCGCGGGTCAGCACGATGGCGTCCAGCTCTTCGCCGCTGGCGGTGCGGGTGCTGCCGATCGGCAGAAAGACCAGTCGGCCTTTTTTGACGGTGGCCACGGCGTCGTGCTGGCGGCCCAGGCGGGTCAGAAAGTGCACGTCGCTCTCGTTCGTCTGGTCGATGTGCGGCACGGCGATGTTGGCCAAGTCGGCATCCACCTTGGACTGCAGGCCGTTCTTAGCGGCGATGTCGCGCACGATCTGGCCCAGCGTGGCCTGGTGCCAGCTTTGCGTGGCGCGCTGGCGCAGGGTTGCGCGCAGCTCGGCGCTGCGGCATCGCAGCTGCACCACGTCGGGCGCGCCGCTGTGCTCGATTTCGTCCACCAAGTACGTGCCCTTGTCCACCATGCCCGTGTGCCGGTAGCCCAGGTGCAGGGCGACGCTGGCGCCCACGGGCGGCAGGGCCAGGTTGCCGGTGGAATCGTCCAGGGTGATGTCCAGTTGGTCGGCCTCTTCGCCGCGGCTCTCGCGCAGGGTCAGGCGCATGAGCAGCGGGCGCACGGTCTGCGAAATGTCCCGGCCGTTGACCTCCAGCCGGTAGAGCACCTGCCGGTACTCGGTGCCCGCGTCTTGCAGGTCCACGGCCATCACATCCACCAGTCCCAGTCGTCGCCGGTCCACCAGTCGCCCCAGTCGTCTCCGCCATCAGTGCCGCCGCCGGGGTCGGCCAGGGCATCGTCCACGCGCGCCAAGCTGACGGTGAACTCCACCCGGCGGGCCACGCCCTCGCGCACGAAGATGCTGCCCGTTTCCTCCACGTTCTCGATCACCCAGGCGCCGAAGGCCTCGCCGGCGCCGTTGACCAAGGCGTAGGCCTTGCCCTGGCCGGCCATGTCGCGCAGGCGGTCCAGCGCGCGGCGGTCGCCCATGAACTCAGGCGCCTGCAGGCCGCTCAGCGTGATGGTCTCGTCGCCCGGCCCCACGTACTGGCGCGCCGGCCTGGCGCCCACGCGGCTGTTGCTGGGGTGGCGCCAGCTGCTGGCGCGGCGCAGGTCCTGGTAGGCCAGGGTGTCGAGGGCAAAAACAAACTGCCCCAGGGCGGCCATCATGGTGGGCGGTCCTTTCAGTCGATGTCGGCCAGGGCGCTGTAGCGGCGGGATGCGCGCTCGCGCTCGCGGCGGTCCAGCTCGGCGGATACGGCGCGGGCGATGGCTTGCGCGTCCATGCCTGGCGCCGCGTTGACGGTGATCTGGTAGGTGCTGCCGCCCACGGCCGGCGCTGGAGCTGCTGGCGCGCCCACGGCGGCCATTGGTGCCATGGTGGCCGTGGCCATGCCCAGGGCGGCGGTGCGAACCATGCCGCTGCCGCGCTGCATGCCAATGGCGGCCCCCTCGGTCACATGCTCGCCCAGCCGCATGAACACGCGGCTCGGGCTGTGGATGCCCAGCTTTTGCTTGAACCAGTCGATTGAATCGCCGGCGGCCATGCTGATGGCGTCACGCACGGCGGTGATGCGGCTTGTGATGCCGTTGGCCATGCCCTGCACGATTGCGGCGCCGGCCTCGAAGAACTGGGCACCCAGGCCCCACACATACTGCGCAGCGCCCGACACGGCGGCGCCTATGTCTTGCATCAGCAGCTTGAAGCCGCCCACCACGTCCTGCCAGCGCGAGTACAGCATGTAGCCCGCCGCAGCCAGCAGGCTGATGGCCAGCACGATGGGATTGGCGATCAGAAACGCTGCCAGCACCCGCAGGCCGCCCAGCAGCAAGCCGGCGCCCGCGCGCAAGATGGTGAACCCCCGACCCAGTAGGAAGCCTGCGCGGTACAGCATGCCGAGGGCAGGCGCTGCAGCTTGTGCAGCCACTCGCGCCGCCGCCAAGCTCAGCATCCACCGGCCCAGCAAGAAGCGCGCGATCGTCAGCGGCCCCAGCGCAGCCACGATGGCCAGGCCAATGGAGCTTGCGGCGACGACCAGCGCGCCCAGCGCTACCGCCAGTTTCAGCGTCCATCCCACCAGCGCGGGGTTCGCCTGCATCCACGCCGTGAAGCGTTCCAGCAGCGGATTTACCGCCCGGAACAGCTCTAGCAGCGGCGCCTTGAGATTCTCGCCAGCGATGGCCATGGCGTTGAACCCTCGGTTTTGCTCCATCAGCAGCTGTGCGCTCAGTGCGGAGTTGCGCGCGGCCGCCTCACGGCCCATGCTGCCCTTGGCCTCTTCGCCGTTGGCAAGCGCAATCTGGCGGCGCAGCTCTTCGGTGTTGTTCACCAGCTTGGCCAGCCGGCCTACGTGCTCTTTGCCGGCCAGCTCGGCCATAACGCCCAGGCGATCCTTTTCCGGCAGCTTGCGGATTGCATCGGCCACCTGGATCAGCGTGCCCACGGCGTCCTTCGCCATGCCGGCCTGCATCTTTTCTCCGCTGATGCCGATCTCGCGCAGCGCGTTCTGAAACCGCTTCGGCCCCTTGGTGGCCGCGGCGAAGTTCGTGAAGATGGCCTTGATGGCCGTGCCGCTGGTTTCTTCGGTTTCGCCCGATGTCAGCAAGGTGCTTCCCAGCGCGGCCATGTCGCGGCCGGAAATGCCGACCGTGCCCGTGACACCGCTCACGCGGTTCATGAAACCGATGATGTCCGCGCCCTTGCTGATAGCGTTGTCATCCAGGTAGTTGATGGCGTCGGCCATGCCGCGTATCTCGGTGACCGGCATCTTCAGGTTCTTTGCGATCTTGCCCATGCTCTCGGCAATCTCGTCTGGCACGGCGTCGAAGGCCGTGGCCATCTCGCTGGTCAGCTCCACGAACATGGCGAGCTGATCGGTTGGCACCTCCATCCGGGCGGCCGCCGTCATCATCTCGGCAATCTGCACCGTGGTCTGCGGTAGGCGCGCGGACAGCTCGCGCACCTGCTTTTCCGCGTCGCGGTACACCTGGGTGAGGTTCCCGCTTTCGTCCCGGGCACCATTGACCTGCCGCGCCACGCCCATCATGGCGTCTTCGTGCCGCATGAAGCTGTCAACGGGTGCGAGGCCAGTTTGCACCATGCGCCTGCCAAGATGGACGCCCGCCGCGGCGGTGGCGCCCCACATGGCCATGCGACGCATCTGCTTGTCGTGTTTCTGACGCAGTGCCGCTAGGCGTTCCTCCACCTGGCGCTGCCGCTCCAGCTTGCTGCGCTGTGCGTCCAGTTGCGTGTTGGCGTCCCGGATGGCGCTGGCCAGTTGCTGCTGACCCACTCGCGCGTCGCCCCAGCCGCGGGTGGCCATGTCAGCCTGCAGCTTCTTGACCACGGCCAGCTGCTTTTCGTAATCGGCGGTGAGCTGGCGCACCACGGCCCCGCTGGCGTTTGCGGCCTTGGCCTGCTCCAGCATGCTGCGCGCGTTGTCCAGCTGGTCGCGCTCCTTCTCGAACCGTGCCAGGGCACGCTGCTGGGCTTGCAGCTTCTTGATTGCGGCTTCAGCTTGCCCCACTGCCTGGGCTGTTGCCTTGCTGCCGGCGGCCACAGTGCGCAGCGGGCCGCTGACCTTATCCACTGCCGCCAGCAGGACCTCCAGGCGGAGTTTGTCAACCATGGCGCGCCCCTTCGGCGCACGGCGCGCCCGCTATGCGGCCTGGTCCTGGTCGCGCCTGCGTACCCACAGATACAAGGGCAGCAACAACACGCCCGCACCCATGCACAGCAGCCACAGCATTACTGCAGCCCAGGCGGTGTACATGATGGCTTCGAACATGGTGGTGCATGTTATCGCGTCCTCTCAGTTTGGGCGTGCAGGGTGTTATGGCGCTCGACGGCCAGGTGGCGCCACTGCATCAGCTCGCCCAGCTCCATCGGGTGCATGGTCTCTGGCGTCCAGTGCAGCAGCATGGCCACGTCGGCCATGGCTTCCTCTACTCGGCCAGGGATTCCATGGCCGCCTTCGGCACCAAAAAACCGGCCACCTCCACGCTGCAGGCCACCAGGTCGGCGGGGTCCATTTCGTCCACCTCGTGCTTGGCCAGGGTGGGCGCGCTGATGCGCGGCAGCAGCGCTGCCACGGCGTCGGCCTTCATGGTCAGCAGGTCGGCCAGGGCCAGGCCGCGCAGGTCGCCGGTGCGCGGCTTCATGAGCTGCAGCCGCGTGATGGTCTCGCCCTTGCGCACGATGGCCTCCTGCAGCGAGACCGAGACGGCCGGGCGGCCGTTGACGCGTTCGCCGGCGGGCTGCACAGCCGTGGTTTCCTGGTTTTCGTTCATTGGGTTGATCCTTCGCTTTGGGAATGAAAAAAGCGGCCGGCCCAGTCAAGGGCGCGCGCCGCTGAAGGGCCGTTGGCGCCCCCGTGCGCTTCCCGGCCTACTGGAGACCTCTCGCTTTAAATGCCCAGGGCAGCGCGCGTGCTGGCCAGGTTGTCCACGCCGTCCACGTTCTCGACCATGTTCGGCAGGTCAATCTCGATGTCCACTTGCCCGTCCACCACTTCCTTGTAGTAGCTCAGGCTGTACTTGTAGGTGCGCTCGGTGGCATCGCCGGCCTTGGCGCTGCCGGGGTCGCGCTCGGTGAGGCGGCCGCGCATGACCACCTCCACAGGGATCACGGCTTCGCTGTCGTCGGCCTGGATGGCGCCGGCAAAGCGGATCAGCACCGCGTCGTGCGTGGCGGCGCCCCACTTGGCGGCCAGGCCCTTGATCCAGCCGGCAGCCTTGATTTCGGCTTCCATCTTTTCCTGGCCGAAGTCCAGCTCGATGGGGCCGTTCATGCCGCCGCCGCGGTATTCCTCCATCTTGCGTGTGAGCGTGGGCAGGGTGACTTCGGGCACCTCGCCCATGTAGTTGGTGCCGTCCACGAAGGCGGCGAAGGCTTTGAGTTTGCGCGGCAGGGCCATGGGTTGATCCTTGGGGTTTCAGGGTGCTGGGGCGATCACTGGCCGGTGGCCACGCGGATGGCCCAGTCGGCGTAGTAGCGGTCGGTGATGCGCTGGCGAAAGCCCAGGTCTTCCAGCGGCGGCAGCGGCGTGTAGTCGTAGTCGATGGTGAGCTTGCCGCTCTTGAGCAGCTCGGTGGTGTTCACCTCATAGTCGATCCAGGCCTTGCCATCGAGGATGTAGCCGCCGGCCTTGAGGCTGCGCATGCGCGCGTTGATGCCCTCCAAGATGTCCTTCACCAGGGCTGGCGTCAGCGGCTTGTCGATGAATTCAAAGTGGCCCTCGGCCATGGTGTCGGCCAGCACGTGCGCGGTGCGCGTAGCCGTCTCGAAGCTGAAGGCCTCGTCAGTGCTGCAGGTGCGGTTGCCCCAGAAGCGAAAGCCCTGCTTGCGGATCAGCGTGGTGACGTTGCCGTCGTTGAGCAGAGTCGCGTCGCTGGCCGGGTTCTGCAGGTCGAAGAACACGTCGCGGCTGATGCCAGTGGGGCCATTGACGGGCACGTTCGACAGGCTCTTGTGCCAGCCCTGCGCCTGGTCGATGGCGGCGCGCAGGCCCAGGGCGTAGGCCACGGCGGGCACTTCGACCACGGCGTTGGCGGTGGTGCTCCACTTCGTGAAGTTTGGCCAGATGACCATGGTTTCGCGCTTGCCGAAGCCCTGCTGATACTCCAGGGCCTCGCTTACGTCGGTGGCGCCGTCTGCGTACACGTAGGCCATGGCGCGCAGCTTCTCGGCGACGGACGTGAGCGCCTCGGCCACGGGCTTGGAGTCCAGGCCGGGCGCGCCCAGGATGCGCGGCTTGACGCCCAGCTGCTGCTCGGCCGCCAGCAGGGCCTGGATGCCTGTGCGCTGGCCGCCCACGTAGTCGCCTACCACTTTGCTGATCTGGTCGGCGGCCTTGGCCTCGTCGTCAGCGCCTACGCCGTCCGGCACGCGCACGATGACCAGCACCGGGCGGGAGTTTTCGGCGATGCAGGCCAGGGCGGTGGACAGCGTGCCCAGCGTGCCGGCTTTGGCCTGGGCCTTGCCGATGCTGGTGAACAGCACCGGCTTGTTGAACGGGAAGGCATCGGCGTCGGCGTCGCTGGCCGTGGCCACCAGCCCGATGATGGCCGTGGAGACCAGGCGCAGCGAGGTGGTGCCCTCGGTCAGCTCGGTAACGCGCACGCCGTGGTGGAAGTCTGCGATGGCCATGGGCGGTGTCCTTTTGTGCGGTGGATGGGTGCAGTGATGGGCGCGGCTTTGCGCAAGTGCCCATGGTGCTTTTGCCGGCCGCCGAACGCCAGCAGCGTGCGCTGTGGCTGCGCCAGAAACAAAAAAAGCCCGCCTGGCGCAATACCAGGCGGGCTGTGTGCGGAGCCTCCCGCGCTTACTTCAACGTCGCTGACTTGCGCCGGAGCGTGAATACGGCTGCGATGGCGAGGAACGCCGCCATCAACAGGATCCCCCACTCGGAAAGTGTAGGAATAGACGCTGGCGATGACGCTGGTGGCGTGCAAACATTCGCCCCTATTGCCACGCAGCCCGGGCCATTGATCGTCACGGTAGAGAGTTCGCCGGGAAGGCTGCCAAAGTTATAGGCGACAAGCATCGTGTACTGCTGGCCTGCCACAAGCGGCACGCTCGGAAAGTTGCCTGTGTAGGGCGGTCCTCCCGTACCACCCGCCAGCACCCCGGCAAAGAAGTCTGCAACTGGTGTTCCCATGGGCTGCCCTGGAACGAAATTGCCGCGCACAAACCATGTCGTGTTCACCGATGTTGCTGTAGTCGAGGTAGCCGTGTAGTTTCCGCTCGCAGTAACAGTGAAAGGGTATGCCACATAGTTCCAGTTTCCGGAAACTCCTGTGAACGAGTTGACCTGCGTGTTTGCTGGGTATGGAATATTGGCAGTCTGGGTACCAGTCTGGCCTGCGGGCCAAGTGCCCGTTACCGTTGCCCCATGTACAAACGCTGAAAGCGCCATTAACCATCCTGCCATCGCAAGCTGCGCAAACCGCCCGCGTGCCTTATCAGCCAATAGTTTCATTGCCTCACCTCTTGTATTGAATCAGGCGGCATTTTGCACCTCATATTTAGCTTCCTGATCTAGCGCGTGGCGTGCAGCTTGCAGACACCGTTGTGCTCACGAGAAAACCAGCCGGCGGGCGCTGGCGGCCGGCCGGGTTGGCGTGGAGGCGGTGGCGGCTAGCTTGCCGTGCCGGGCTTTGATGGGGTGCTTGGTCGCGCAGCCCTACAGGGTGGCAGCGCGGATGAAAACGCTGTCGAGCCCGGCGTCATCCAGGCCGATTGCCGCGCCGATCTGGACCACCAGCTGGCGGTCCCGCTCGAACTCTTGTGCGTCATCCCACTCGATCTTCGCCAGCTGCCGCTGCACCGGGTCCGCAATGGCGTTGATTGCCGGCTGCACGGCGTCCAGCAGGCCGGCCAGCAGCAGCGCCTGACGCGCCTGGCGCCGCGTGACCTTGGTCGGCACCAGCGCGCGGCGCGCGGCCTCGATCTCCGCGGCCGTGAGCGGCCGCACCTGCCAGGCCTGGCGCCACTGCCCGCCCTGCAGCACAGGTGCCACTGGCTCCAGCTTGTGCGTGGCCGGCTTGTACGCCGGCGGGGCCGTGGGCAGCACCGGCGCGTGGTCTCCGAAGGCGCCGGCAAAGCCTGCGGGAAACAGCGTGCCCGGGTACGCCGCGCGCAGCTGCTGCAGGCTGACCGGCCACTGGCCGGTGCGGGTGTTGATGAAATCCATGGTGCTCAGGCCTCAGACGTTGAAAAGCCGCTGCTGGCCATCGGTCCAGCCGGCGATGCCGGAGAAGGATGCGATCTCTGCGAACGTGTTGCCGTCGTTCGATACCAGAACCTTGAAGCCAGCGGGCGGGGTTGTGCTCGTGTTCACGCGGGCGGCGATAGCGATCTGACGCACCAGCCGCGCCGTGCCGAGGTCTATCTGGAACCAGCAAGAGGGCTCATATTGCGGGCCCCAGGCAGTCCAGTATGTGGTGGGGTTGTCATCAAGAGCAGCGGCCAGTTGGCCCCCGAACGTTGCACCTCCACTGACCGGCGTGGAGGCGTTTGTAATGTCCGCGCCGCCCGGCGTCGAGCGCAGCTCGAACTCGTAGAACGCAACCCGCTGCAGGGCAGCCGCAAATGAGTCGAAAAGGAGGCGGTAGTACCGATACGCGCCCGACCCCAGCCCGCCCTGCCTGGTTCCTACGGCAGCCCAGGTCACAAAATCGGAGCCGTCCAAGTACGCTCCGGCGGGCGAGCCTGCTGTGGCAGGCTTCCACTCCCCCCACGATCCGTTGCCTCCAGCACCGCCATTGCCGGCGAAGCCTTGGTTGCCCCATCCGCCGCCGGCCCCACCTTGACCACCTTGGGCATACGCCGATGGCCCGATGGCCGAAGACGCTGTCGCGTACTCGCCGCTGGCGCCGGGTTGTGCGGCTTGAACCGTCAGGCTTGACGCATTCGCAAAGCCTTGCCCGCCGCCTCCAACGCCGCCGTTCGCATACGCCGTCTGCGGCATATTGGATGTGCAGTAAACGCCCTGACCTTTCCCGCCCTGGCCGCCGCCGCCCGAGATAGTGCCAAGGTTGTTGAGAGTCAGCGGCTGGCGCACGATCATGGCCGGGCCGCCGCCGAAGACACCGCCAATGCGCGTGCTGGCACCCACGTTGATCTTGAGCTCACCCGGGAAGCTCCACGCCGCCGGAACGATCAGCGTGTTGATCAGCGGCGCCGTGATGTTGACCGTGAGCGGCGAGGCGCCGTCCCAGCCCGCGGCCGAGGCCAGCGCTGGGATGTCGGGCCGCGCCACGCTGGTGGCCAGCGTCAGCGTGAAACCGCGCCGCCGCCCACTGAACATCATTCCCCTGATCACGCCGGATACCCGTCCAGCGCCGACATGTACCAGCCGGGCGTGCCCAGCTGCGCGCGGCGGAAGAAAAACAGGTGCCTGCGGCCTGCGGCGATCGCGGGAGCCGCCCCAGTCCACACGCCGCCCGCGGGCATCGTGAGCGCTCCTGCCGTGAGCAGCACCTCCAGGGTGCAGCTGTACACGCCCTCAGGCACGTTGGCGAAGGACAGCGCCGTATTCGCGGCCACCGTGAGCGTGAACTCGTTGCCCTTGCTGCAGTCCATCACGCCGCCGGTGGCAGCCACCGCGCCCTCGTTGTGCAGCGCCACGCGGCGCCACGCGCTCCAGGCCGGCGCCCCAGGCAGGCCCGAGGCCGCGCGCACGAACAGCGCGCCCGTGGCCTTGTCCACGAGGATCTGCGCAGCCGAGGCGCCGGCGCCCGAGACGATCAGCTGGCAGCCCTCGGCGGCGAGGCCCGCCGGGGCATTGCCGGCCGCGGCGCCCACGCAGTAAAAGCCCGACTCCAGCACTGCATTCAGGTTGGTTGCCTGCGGCAGCACGGTGGCTTTCTTGGCCGCGGCGGCCACGGCCGTGGCGAGGTTTGCCACCTGCTGGTCCAGGGCGAGCACTGCCTCCGCGCTGGCCTTGGCCGCCAGCGCGATGGCCTGCGGCCCGGAGACGGGCTTTTCCGCGTCGGGGGTGTTGTCCACCCGGTCCAGGCCCACGGATGCAGGGGTCAGGTCCCCGGCGCCCAGCTTGCCCAGCAGCAGCTGCTCCAGCATCCCCAGCGCCTCGCGCATCCGCAGCACGTCGTCTTCCAGGTCGTTGTCCGGATGCGGCAGCGGCAGGCCCAGTGCGGGCGTTCTCGTGTCGATGACTTCGGCCACGGGCGTGCTCCTACAGCACTGCGGCGCGCAGGTTGCGCACCTTGGGCCGGGCCTTCGTCGTGCCGGTGAGCGTCAGGCGCAGGCGCAGCGACGGTGCCGCGATGCCCGTGAGCTGGTGCGTGACCTCCAGCGTGCCCACGGTCTGCGGGCTGCTGGAGGCGTAGGGCACGGGCACCCAGGCCGGGTCAGCGCCCAGCTGCGCGTGCACGGCAACGGCGGCGCCCGCTGGAATGTCGGCCTCGAAGATGACGCGCAGGTCCGCACCGCCCGCCGTGGCGATGGCCGGCGTGATGTAGGTGCCTTCGTTGAGCAAGGAGCCCACCGCCAGCTGCGTGCCGGGCTGCAGCTTGGCCCCGAGGCCGCCGGCGCCCGCGCGCAGCGTGGCCTTGGCGCGAACGCTCCCGGTGTGGGGTGCGTCCAGCGTGACCGACTGCTTATCGTCCAGGTCAATCGACTGCCGCACGGCGCCGCTGCCGTCGATCAGCTCCAGCGCGTAGGTGATGCGCGCGTCCGCCGCAGGCTGCTCGGCACCCGCCAGCAGCATGAGCGCCGTGGCGTTTTCCACCGGTTGCTCACCCAGGACGATGGTTTTTTCGGCGGCGGTGTAGCGTACCGTCAGCAGCGCGAAGCGCAGCATGCGGTTGGCATGCCGCTTGACGATGCCCGACGCATTGATCTGCAGGACGGTGCCCACCGCCGCCGATGCGGCCGTGACCCAGCCGCCGGCCAGGTTGGCCTCGCCCACCTGGGCCACCTGCAGCGCGGTGTCGGCCTCGGCGCACGCCACGCTCACCAGGTAGGTGGTGCCGGCCAGCAGCATCACCGGGTCCCACAGCACGCGGGTGGCCGCGCCCGCCGTGTTGATGCTGGCGCGTGGCACGCGCGTTTGCGCCAGCGGCTCCGCCGGCATGCCGGCGTCATCCACGGTGCCCAGCGTGACGATCACGTCCCCGCCTGCCGCCGTGAAGAACAGTTCCACGCCTGCGCATTGTTCCTGCGCCGCCGGCGTGAGCGGCTGGGCCATCGTATTAAGCGACATAAGTGACCTTCTGGTACCCGACGGCGACGCCGCCATAGATGGAGGACTGAACGAACTGCACCGCCAGCGTGATGGCGGCCGCCCCGGTGTAATGCGCCTCGCCCTGGCTGCCGCTGGCGCCCAGGAACTGCACGTTCTTGGTGCCCGTGGGCACGCCGGCCGGGACAGTGAACGCGCCCGAGAGCACGCCCGTGGCGCTGGCCACGTGGGTTCCGGTGACCGTGCCCAGCGCTATCGGGCGGCCGTCGAACACGACTTGTTCCAGCGCTTCAAGCGGCTGGAAGCCGGCGACCTCGAACTGCACCAGCATCTCGCGCAAGTGGATGCCGCTGGTGTCCACCAGGGCCGCGTTCATGGCGCCGCGCACGGTGTTTTCATCGGTGCGCAGCCCGGCGCCAATCGCCACGGTGCGCGGGTAGTTGCGCTCGCCGGGCACCTCCCAGCGGTCCACCGCCGGCATGAGCGTCACGGTGGCGGGCAGCCTGCCGGCCGGGGCGTCCCCCACCGTCATGCTGCGGCTGTAGCCGGCCTGGCTGATGCTGGCCGCCAGGGTGAAGTCCAGCGTGTGGGTGGCGCGCCCATCGCCCAGCAGGTGCGCCGACTGCGCCTCGTAGAGCTGCAGCGCATTGCCCTCGATCAGGGCGGTCTGCTCGATGCCCTGGTCGCGCATGCTGTTGTCGAGCATGGGATCCGCGAAGTAGCCTTTTTTCAGGCCGCCGTAGCGGCCGTTCACGTCGGTGGCCAGGCGCAGCTCGGCCAGGTCCATTTCGATGTCGTCCATGCGCCGCGCATAGGCCACCAGCACGGGCATGGGCACGGTGCGCACGCTGTCCACCGTGGTGCCGCGCGTGGCGCCGTCCCAGGTCTGCGCCACGCTGGCCAGGGCCAGCACGGTGGGGGGCACTTCGGGCGCGACGGGCTTCCAGGTGGCCGGCACGCCCTTGATCACGTCCAGGCGGCCGGCGGCGTCCATGACGATGCGGTCGATGCGGCGCAGCGCATAGGCGTAATCCACCGTGATGATGGTGTCCTTCAGCGCTCCCTGCACGTCGAATCCACGCGGCGTTTGGTTCTGCGCGGCCTCCACGCTGATGAACTCGTAGGTTGCCTGGTAGGTGCTGCCGGGTGCCGGCTCTGCGCCGCTCAGGCTCCAGTCGATCTGCCCGGCGGTGAGCCGGTAGTCCACATCCTTGGTGTACGTGGTGCCGCCCTGCTGCACCGTGTTGATCTGTACCACGCTGTTGTCGGGCAGCGGGTCGGCCGCGCCTGCGAAGCCGCCGTGCACGATGTCCTGCGTCTTTCGCCGCTGGATGCGCACCGTGGCCGGCTGCAGCACGGGCCAGCGGTCAAATTCCACGTGCTGCAGCGCATCGGTGGCGCTGCTGTGAGGCTCGCCCAGCACCTGCGCGGTGTTGGGCACCGCCGCGTACACCAGCCGCCGGTCCACCGGCATCTCCACCGCCACGCCGCCCACGCGGGCGCTGCCGGCCGTGACGGCATAGACCTGCGCGCCGTCTTCGTCGGGCAGCTGGATGACGTTCAGGCCATCGACCACATAGGTCCCGCCCGCGCTGTCGCGGTCGTAGCGTGCAATGGCCTGCACCACAGCGTTGAGCGTGGGCGCCGGCTCGCGCGGGCGCACGATGCCGTCCTCGATGGTCCACACGGGGTAGAAGTCGCCGGGTGCCTCTTCGCCTGCCAGGCCCCAGGCCACGGTCACCTGCAGGCGGTCCGCGCCCGGCTCGCCGTAGCTGGCCATGTTGATGGCCTGGCTGTAGAGCGACGGGTCTTCCTCGGCCGTGACGATGCGCTGCAGGTAGCGCACGCCCACCACGACAACGCCCACCACGGGCACGACGAAGTTGGCCGCGGCCACGGTGTGCACCTCGCCGGCGATGTAGATGCCTCCCGCCTCCAGGGCGCAGGCGCCGGTCTGGGGGTTCACGCTGCAGCGCGCGCCCTCGGTGATTTCCCCATCGGAGAACAGCACGTCGGCGAGGCGGCGCAGGCGGTAGTCGCTCGCGGCCTGCATCTCGCGCATTTCCTCGCTCTGCGCAACGCGATCCGGGTAGAACAGCAGCGCCTTGTAGCCCTTGGCGGGGTCGAATCGTTGAGAGATGTTCATGGTCGCGGCCTCACAGCGGAATCACGATTTCTTCGGTGGCTTTGGTGGTTCCGCCGCGCGCAACCGGCGCCCGCCAGTCGAGCGAGTACATGGCGCCCGGGTCGTCGATTTCTGCGGGCAGCAGCAGCCGCTTGCCGGCCGGCACGCCGGGCGCGGCCACGGTGCCGAAGAACACGGCGCATTCGCGCACGGTTTCGCCGGCCGCGTCGTCAAACCCGAAGGTCACCGTCAGCAGCAGGTAGGGCGTCGGCTCGGCGCTGCGCTTGTAGTAGATGGGGCCTTTGATTTCCACGTCGTAGTCGGCTTGCGTCGCGGGCGCGGCGTAGGCGATGCCCACGACCTGGCGGCGGCAGATTTCATCCACGAGCGCGGAGCGGTTGGCCGGCGTCGCGGGCGGGTTGGTCCACACGCCATCGCCACGCCCCCAGGCGATGTGTGCAGGCATGGCGGCCAGGGCCTTGGCCAATACGATGCGCCCGTCGTTTTGAAGAACTTGCATTGCTCAGTCCGTTGATTCGGTGGTGTTGCTGTGAATGTTCAAGGTGCGCCACGGCCTGGCGTCCCACTTGCCGCGCCACTTGCGGGGCGGCTCCATGCGCAGGGGCCCCTGGCTCGCGGTGTGCTGGTGGTCTGACCCGATGGGCGCGGTCAGCGCTGGCGCCGTGGTGGTGGCGTGCACGTCGATGGCTGGGCCTGATTGCGGCTGCAGCCGTGCGGGGGCGGGCAAGAGCGCGGCGGTGCGCAGCCACTGGCATGCCGCAACGGCGGGCTGCGTTGCGCCATCCCAGCGCCACACATCCAGCCGCATGGAGTCGGCGCGGCGCAGGCGGCTGCTGGTGTGCAGATGGGTGGCGGCAGGCGCGCGCGGCTGCAGCGGCGCCTGGGCGATGGAAGCGGTGAACCGCCCCTGGCTGCCGATGATGGGCGGGCCGCCGTCGCCCACGTCCACGGGGGCGCCGCTGTAGTTTTCCCACAGCGCTGCGTCCCAGGCGGGGCGGGCGTCCCAGCGCAGCATGCGCAGGTCGTAGCGGTAGAACACCCGGTAGAAGCTCACGTGCAGCGGGATGCTGGCGCGCACCACGTGCGCCATGCGCGCCAGGTCGGCGTTGGTCACCTCGCGGCCGGGATTGATGTGCAGGCGCGCACCGTCTTCCTCCAGCACCACGCCCGTATAGCCGAGCCATGCCAGGGCGCGGCGCACTGCGGCGGCGCTGCCGCGCTCGCGCAGCCAGGGAAGTCCCTCGGCCAGCAGGGCACGCGTGTCCGGAAAGTAGTGCTCCAGGTGCGCCAGTTGCCAGTGCTGCGCCACCCAGGGCAGCAGGTCCGGGTGCCAAGCGGTGGCGGCGGGCTCTGCGTTGTCGCACAGCGCGCCCCAGCCGGCC